CAGACATTTCACAAGGTACTGATCCTATTGAATCCCATAAGAATACTAAATCATATGGTAAATTACCTCGTTTTTGCTCATCAATTAAATCTAAAATAAATTTAGCAACATCTTCTATAGTGTGGATAGTTTCTCTATCAGCATAAATAAATTCACCTTCATAATTTGTGATTTCACCTGTTGATTCATCAACTACTTCATCTACTTGTAATCCCATTTGTTTAGCATGTTCCCAATTCCATTTCATTTCAGTAATAATAAAAACAGGCAGTATCCCTCTTTTTTGAGCTGATACTGCTGTTTCTAATAATGCTGTTGTTTTACCTGTGTCTGAATGACCTCTTAATAAAACAATATGTCCTTGAGGTATGCCTGGAATTGATGTTACATCTTGAAATGCTTGTGAAAGTGGAATCCAAGTTTGTTCTTTAAACTTAACATTTTGTTTAAGTCCTTTTTTTTCTTTAAATGAACTTAAATCAAATTTAGATTTTATTTCTTTGGAGACTGCCTCCGATAGCGATTTTTTAACTCTTGGCATATAATACTAATTTAAAATGGTAAACCATCGTCCTCAAACAATGAATCAAATTCTTCTGATTTTGCTTTTTTAGGAGCACCTTGGGTTGCTAAACTAAATTTCTTTTCTTCTTTAACTGTTTTAGTATCCCCATCAAATTCAGCTGCTGGTTCTGATACTATAGAATCTTCAGTATTAACATCTTCTGTTAAGAAATTTTGAAGTTCTTCTTTAAGTTTATCATAAGTGTATTTGTATCTTTCTTCTAATAGAACTGGTTGGTTTTCTAACCATGTTTCAATTTGAGAAGCTTCTTTACTTAAAGGAGTTTGTTTTGGTTTTGGTCTTAAACCTAATTGAAATCCAGGTCTATCTTGAACCTTAGTAGCTGTTACTACAAAATCAAAACCTTCTGATACATCAGTAAAATCACCATAATCTTCATCATCAGCAACTGATAATAACTCTAAATAAAGCGTTTTACTAAATTCAAATAACCTAACACCCTTATCTTCTTCACCTCTAACAATAACAGGAGCAAATACTCTCATTTTAGGATCTAACTTTTTAGCTAGTCTCCAATTTTCAGAATCACTTGTTGTTCTTAATTTTTTAGTGAAATCAACAACAGGATCATTTTCTCCCCAATTTGTTAATGCTACTATTGGATATTTTCCAACTCCGTAATGCATAAAAATTTCCTGAAATGGGTTGTTTTTGTTGAGTTTTGAAGGGACGAATCTTATCTGATATTTTCCTTCTTGTCTTGGTTTCCAATACACTAATGTGTAATCTTTCTTTTCTTTGTTTTTTGGTTTGCTGTCTTGATTCAAAGACGCCAAACGGTTTTTGATTGCGTTTAAATCCATGTTTATAACTTTTTAAAAATAACAATTTAATATAATGAAAATTCTTTAAATATCCAAACTATAATTCGATTATTTGATGAATTTTTGTATTGAGTTGTTTTAACTCATTGTGTTGGGTAAGTAATATACAATTTTTGTAATGTTTCCAATTTATTGGAAATTTTGTATCTACTACTCCCCCATTAAGCTTTTTGATTAGCTCATTTAACGCGTTTATGGTGTATAAAGTATTAGTGTCTTTTTTTCTATGTACTAGAATAGTATTTTCAGGGATTTCGTTTACATTGCCCTGATCTACGTTATAGGTAATAACATACTCATTATTGCTCTTAATAAAAAGAACAAACATTTTATTATACATTATTGAATATTTAGAAGACAATTCTTCTACTTTGGATTCAATCTCTTCTAACCTTACAAAGGTACAAAATAGTTTATTATTCAAATCGTTTAAATTTATAAAGTTATCGTTATCATATTCCACTTTATAAATATCCAATACTTCCTCAAAAGTCATAGTTGCTTCCATCACTAATTTTTATATTTAATTTGTGTTTTTTAAACACATTTTTTATTTGGTTTAGTACACTTTCCTCGGTTTCATCATAATCAAACAAAAACGCGTCATAAGTGTACAAAACTAATTTTGTTTTTGTTTTTTTTAATATCTTAATTACATCCCACAATATACAAACGTTAGTTGATGTTTCCAAATTCTGGAGAAGATAATTGAAGAGTTTTTGTGGGTTCATATTATCTAATTTATTTTTTTCAAATTTATATTTTGAAATAGGACATTCTATAAACCCTTTGTTTTCAAAATCTTGCCATAAAGTATCTATAAATTTTTGTATTTTTTGAAAAAACTCAAGATCCCTATACTGCTTAAATACGCCCCCATAAAGTTGCTTAAACGTAAGTTCTTTAGACTTTTTGTAATCCACTTTATACATTTTTGCAAAGGATTCATGAATATCAATAGTATCGAACTTGTAATCAATAAGATGACCTGAAAGGGTAGGATGATAAGCAGAAATATCAATTTCAATAAATTTATTATTTTTTGGAATAAAAGACTTCCTACATCCATTTTCTTTGTTTAAAGCAGCGAAATTGACCCCTCCGAACCTATTAGAGGGCCTTGTTGTTGTTGTTCTGTAATTATATTGTGTGTATACTTTATTTCCCCAATCTTGGTTAAAGTGCTCTTTAAAGAGTTTTCTATCCACTTGTATTCCATTCCTTTCGATGGCGTTGAATACCAATGGTACTCTGTTGTTGTAAAATTCATTAACTCGTACATTGAAATATTGTTTTAAATTGTTATAATTTTTTTCACAAACCTCATAATGTTTAACGATAGGAACTATTCTATTAATATCCAATTTATTTTTGTTCCTTTGGGTTAAAATTTGATGGGCTTTTGTAGTTTCTAGCTCATATTCAGGGGAATTTAAAGAAATGTCTATTAAATTTTTATGCACAAAGTAATGTAGAAACTCCTTTTTACCCCAAACGTATAGGGTGTCATACGTATTAATTAATTCAGCGATATACTCGCTGTTTAATGGCATAGATTCACTATGATTTATAGACAAAATATAACCTTTATGTGCATTTAAAGGATGTACATATACTAGGGATACATTTGTTGTTACTGGATGTGTTGTATAGGAATATGGTATTATTTCTATATATGCCTCTTTGTAACCTTTATTGTAAAAACCCTTTAATTGTTCAGTGTTTTCTATTAGCCAAAACATTGACTAAATATACGAAGAATAATTTTAATATCCAATTCTTTTTGTATCTTCTGGAGAAGATTCTGATTCTGGGATTGAACCTGGTGGGGCAAAGTTAGTTTGAATCCATTTAGTAAACCCAACCCAATCAATTCTTTTTTCTAACAAATGAGCTATTTTTAAATTTACTTCAAAATCTAAAAAGCTCCAGGACATTTGTGCAACTTGATATAAATTTGAATCTACCTTTGGGTCATTTGCCTGGTACTGGGTATAAGTTTCTTTTGATATTTCAAAGTAAATTAAATTATTTATCCTTTTTGCAAAATATCTAACTATTTCACCTGATTGGAGTTGTTTTAAAGGAATAGAATTAGGGGATAGAGAAGACTCTTTAATAACTTCAGTAGGAGGGGGGAGGGGGGAGTTTCCAAACTTTAATTTATTATAAAGTGCATTAATCTCAATAGAATCAGAAGAAAGGAAAGGGATATTAGATTCATTATTAAAAACAAAATCAACTAATTTATTTTCACCTTCATCTAATATTTGAGAAGTTATAGGAACTAATTTTTTTTGAGTTGAAGATATAGAAGGATTTTTCCCTATATAAGTTTCACCTGTAGAGGTTTGATAATAGTCCCCAACATATTCTTGATTATTACTAAGAATTTTAAATTCTCCTCCATTAGTATAGAGGTTAGGGGTTATTTGAGATTTAGGATAATATTTAGCCATAATTTAAGTTCCTATTGTTGGTGGTACCCCTAAAGCTGTTAGTTCAGATGGAGAAGCTTGGGCTACTAAATTAGGGGAATTTTCTATAACCATTTTAAACTTCTTTGGAGTTGCAGTAAATAATCTTTCTAAGGCTTTTTTGCTATTTATTACTCCCCTAGGATTTCCTGCTTGATTACCTCCTAAATGTTTAGCTGCCCAATTTGGTTTTTTAACTAATTTAGCTCTAGTATTTTGATCAAAAGATTCTCCAGGAGCTATACACCCCATTAAATTATAAGAACCTTTTGCTGCATGGATCATTACTGAAGTTCTTAAATTTTCTATTCCCGGGGTAAAATCATATAAATATCCTTTTTTAGTTTTTTTCCACTTCATTGTATTAGAATCATAATACCTACTTGCTAACATATCTAATCTTACATTTGGAACTGGATCTCCTTTTTTAGGATATGTTGGATTACCTATTACAAAAAAACAATTACCATAACTCGCATAATTTGACAATTGTTGAACTGTATATGTCCCTGGGGGGATGCAACTAATACCAGATTCATTATTTCTCCATGGTAGTTCTAGACTTTCTAATTCAAACATTTCTTTACCATTTGCATCATAAACTTGCATTACCCCTAAAGTCTGTCTTCCATCATCTAAATATCTTATTATTTTAACTCTTGCATCTGTAGTTACAGGAGTAGTAGATGGAGTTGTTTGTAGCGCTGGGGTTGGAGGTGTAGTGGTTGGAGTTGGTTGTATTGCTGGGGGTGTGTTTGTAGGAGTTGTTTGGGTATTTGAAGGGGATACAGTTAGAGCAGGTGAAGAAAAACTTGTTCCAAAAGTACCATCTAAAATTTTTCTAGTATTAATTATTAAAGGTTTTGACATAATTTTGGTTTTTTAACTAAACATATCTTTTACTGTAGCTATAGTTTCTAAACTAGTTACCCATTCATTATTACTTATTCTATGATTTACTCCAGTTGATATAAAACTTAAAACATTAGGATAATTTGAAGGTAAAAACTTTGTATTAACTTTTATAGCATTATAAATTTTAACCCCACTTAATCCATCCATTTCAATTTTTAAATTAAAAGGAATGAATCCTACTGAAGATTCAATCCCTCCAGTTTTTTCACTAACTTGGATTTGTTCATAAATATAAAAATTCCCAACAATTGATTTATTTAAATTAATTTTTGAATCATTTATTTGAAAAGTCATTTCAGCAGTTTTATCTAATCCAAGTCTAGAATAACCTTGGGCTATTAACTGCTCATAAAATTGTACAACTGCTTTATTTTGTTTTTCAATTGATTCTCCTGAATTAGCTTCTCCATCTATTATTTTATTTTTAAATCTATCTACTAAACCTAAATTCCATTTTGAAAAAGCTGTTGATTCTGCTCCTGGGAGGGCACCTCCCGAAGTAGCTCCTATTGTTATGATAGAAGCATAGTCTTTACTAATTTCTGTTGTAATCCCTATATTTCTAACAAAATTAGAACCTCTACCTTTTATCAAACTACCATTAACATTTTTATCTTCATCATAACCAAACACTTCAAGTAATGGTTGAAGTTTTTGTAGGCTTGAGTAATCTTTTAATCCTAAAACTCCAATTAAAGGATCACCAGAATTTCTATCTGTAAATTTACTTATATAGTCTGAAATAGCATCTCGTCCTTGTATAGAGGTTTGGTCTATAAGTGTAATAGTATTTGTTTCTTTATCTATTACTGCTTCAATATTGTTTATATTTCCTAAACTACTATTTATATCATTGCAAATATTTTCTAAAAGGGAAAACAAATTAAAAGTTTTTAAATCCTCTTCTACTCCTTCAAAATATTCTAAAATTCTTGAAAAGTTAAAATAAATATTCATTAAATTTCCATATCTAAATTCAGTACCAGTAGGAACATTATGAAAATCTTTAATTTGGGGAAATATTTTTTCATATTGTTTTCCATTCCAAAATGACTTATTTTTTACTATTAATTTATTTGGATCTAATGAAATAGTATTATCTATAACATAGCAAATATTAGTTTCTGGGTTATAATCTATATTTAGTAAGGGTTGATCATCTCCTGTAACTTCAATTTTAGGTAAAATTTGTTTTTCTATAAATTCTAAAAATAATCCTAGTCTTACATAAAATTGTTTTTCAGGTTGAAAATTCATTCTAAGAAAATCAGCTCCATTAGCCTGTCTTCCATCTGTTGCATTGGGTCTTGGGTATTGGGGGAATATTTTTGAATCATTCCAAAACTTTTTTAAGACTCCCGGATTTAGTCCTATAGGATTAGCTATAACTCCACAAATATCTGCTCCCGTACCAGTAAAATTAGGAATTGTTATTGATCCAAATCCTTGATTCCCTGTGTTAGAAGTAGTATCTAAAAATTCTTCTGCAACAAGTGCTCCATTTGAAGATTTAGCTGCTTCTTTCCAACAATATCTTGCATTAAATAACCAATTATTTACAGCATTTTTTCTTTTTGTGTTTTCCAGATTTTGTTGTAAAGTTAATTCTGCATCTTCATTTAAAGCTGGTTCATCTTCAGGTTGCTGGTCTTCAAACTGATCATCATCTTTACCCCCTGCAAAATCTTTATCTTTGTATATTTGAAAAAGAGCAGATAGTATTCTACTTACTCCTACATTCTGTAGTATAGTTAATCTAGTGATTTTTTCTGCTTGGTTTACATTTTTTGTTACGGGATTCCCATCTTGATCAATTCTATTTTCCGGTAAAACAATATCTTCTAATTGCCAAGGATCAGCCAAAATTTCATCTAATTGAGATTGTGTGATTTTACCAGCAATTTTTAAGTCATTAGCATGTTTTTGAAAACTCGCTTCTAATACAAAATCTAAATATGAAGTACGAGAAAATCCTGGAAGGGGGACAGATGGATATCTTGTATTAAATGCCATAGGTATGTTACCAAAATTCCGACCCAAAACAATTATTGGGAGAGTTTTATTAGCATCTCCACTTCTAAGCTCTTTTCTATATTGGTTATAGTCATCAGTTCCTATAAAATCTACATCTCTATAACTTGAAAAGGGCTTACCTAAATAATCTTTAACATCATATATAGCCTTAGAATTTTGTTCTGTGGTTAATGTCTCTAAGGCTTTATTCAAAGCATTATCTAAAAAACTATCTGCTTTTTTAGCTTGTTCTACATTTATTGGAGTCTTTATTTCAGGATCTGGTCTTCTAGTTTCATAAGTGTTTAAAAGAGGAGTTAAACCCGGGAAATTTCTATCAAAAAAAGAAAAATCTACGGAAATATTAAAATCCCTTACACTTAAACCATCTACCTCAAAATATCCCGAATAAGTTCTACTGTTTGGATCAATAGCTGCATCATACCACTCTGTAATTATATCAGCAAGCCCTGGGTATAAAAAATTGTAAAAATCATCCTCAGATTGTAAGGGTTCATTTAATATATTAGATAAAGCTTGTTGGCTATATGTTGAAACCGTATTAGTATTAGCAGTATTATTTCCTGAAGTGTTATCATTTGCAGGTTTATCGGCTTTTATAGATTCTATTACATCCCCTTGGCTTATAATTTCTAATTTAATAGAATAACTTCCATCAGGGTTAAAAGTCCAAGAAAAATTTGACACTACACCAAACATTCCATCGTAATTTCCCTTATATTTTTTTCTTAATTTTTCTATTTGGGGAAGTACTTCTTTATATGATGATTTATCATAATCAAAAAATTTAGTGTCTAGTAAAGTATTTCCCATATTTGCAATTTTTCCTTTACCATTGCTAACACTGTCAAGATATTTATCATTTCCCCATTCTAGTAAAACTGAGTATCCTAATCTTAAATATAGAGCATCTATTATATCAAATTGGTTTCTATTATGACATTTTATGTTAAGAGAAGCTTTTTTAATAGATCCCCTATTTAAATCTTTAATATTGGCATCTATTATTCCTGGCATAGGGACATAGCCATATTCACTAGTTCCCCCCATACCATATGCTCCTCTATCTCCTATAAAACTATTTCTTTGTTTTTCATTATAAACAATAGAGGGTGGAGATGGAGGTGTTAATTTAGTTGTACCATTAAATAGTACATTTTCCATAGCTAATTGTTTTCCAGGTCCTACTCCAGTTAATATAGGATTGTTTGAAGATGCTAATTGTAATAACCTAGTACTTTCTATACTAACACCTGAGGCTAATTTAATCCATGCATTCCTAGAATTTAGATATTGGAGTTCTTCGTTAGTTCTTTCAAACTTTTTTCCATAAATTGCTTGACGATCTTGAATTTGATCACTAACATATTGTTTAAAAGGTTCACCTAAGAGATTTCCCATAACTTTAATATTTAATATCCACTACCTCCAAAAGAAGGTTGTGTTATCGTTGATGTTGATGATTCGTTTAGTTTTTCAAAAGCTGCTACTATAGGGTTTGGATTAGGTGGAATCCTTAATTGTGTCCCCACAGGTGGATTTAAAGAGTTTTGCGGTAGGTTATCGTTACATATAGATATTATCCACCATAAAGAAGAATCTCCATAATATTGCTGGGCTAAGGTATCAAATCTATCACCAATAGTTGTATAAATATATAAATCCTCAAATGTTCTTGGAATAGTAGGGTACTTGGTTACTTTATATATTTTATCACCTGAGGGGGATGTTTCTGTTGGAGTATTTATATAACGATTCATTTTTTTTATTTTGTTGCATTATCTTTATGTGCTTGAGGTGTAAAATTAGGTGTCTGTGCATCTTTTAAAGATATAGGAACATAATTATTATTATACCCATTATTAAGCCCTAAATAATGTTGATTACCATACTTACTTACTTCATCATATAACCCTTCATAAGTATTTTGTTGAAGCTCTGGTCTAAATCTATGAATAGGTGTATATTGCATACTTACTTTACATATATGAGGCATTTCTTTTGTAGTTCTATCTGAAAACATTTCATTATCTTTATCATCATCTTCTTCTGTTGAAGGAAGAGCTATTTCCCATGGAGATTCTTGAGGAACACTTAATCCTAAACTACTAATAAACCCAGGAAGTTCATAACACCAAGCTCCTAATGTTAAAGTAGTTAAAACACCACCCATGTAACCACTCTTTCCATAATCAGGTGCAAGAGTTGAAGCTATAAAATTTAATTTTTTATATTGGGCCATTAGTTCAGGTTTTGATTGAGCTGCTACAGTGAACGATAATGAAATAGTTCTGTTAAATCCACTGTATTTGTAGAAGCTTTCACCTCTTCCCATATAATTTACGGAATCCCAATTACCTGTGTAATTATCTGAAAAGCTATCTATAAAAGCTCTAAAATGAGAATATACTTTTTCTCCATCTCTCATAATAGCTCCAATTCTAAATTTAACTAAATCATTCTTAGCAATGTCTTTATCTACTCTTACATCTGAAGATTTATATAAAGGTTGGAAATTTAATTGGTCTACTACAGATACTTGTTCTGAGGGACTACCATAATTTAATATTTTACCCTTAGAATAATTTAATATGTTTCCTTTTTGTCCTGGGGAGACTTGATGAATTCTTGAACCTGCAGGTCCTTCTATAGTTTTATTATCAACTTGGTTGTATGAAGGGGAAAGACTCATTATTGTTGAGGTTTTCCCTGGATCTCCCTCTGGGAGTTTTTTTACATCGTCTAATATTACATTTTGGAAATTTAAAAATTGAGGAGAATTTCCTTTACCTAAAGATGCAAATTCTTGGATTGTTTTTTGGTTTAAAGTTGTAAGCCTTTTAAAAGCACCTACACCATGTATTACAGCAGGAGAACTTGTTCCTGTAGCTGTATTTAAAGTTCCTGGTTCGTATACAGAATTATTTATTATATTTATATAAGTAAGTCCTGTAGCGTTTGTTATGAATGATAAATTTGTAGTTCCTAAAGTTCCTAAGGGCCCATCATAAACATCAATTTCTCCTAAATTTTCAGAACCATCTGGATTAGTACCATATATAATATCTCCCCCATATAAAGTGGCATATTTTAAAGTTAAACCTAAAGGAATACGTTGTAATAATTCAGAATTTATACCCCTACCACTCCATTGTATACCTGTTTCATTTTTAATATATTGCTCAGAAAATTCTTCATTTCCTAGAGTTTTTATGATTCCACCTTTACTATCAGTAGCAAATTTAATGTTGGTTTGACCTATTCCTAAATCAGAATTAGGTCCTCCATCATAGGATAAAACATTAGGTGATGAAAACTTCCCTATATGTTCATCAACTAATTTAACTAATCTATTATTTTTTATTTCAATGATAGAAGCATCTAAAACTCCATCTCCACTAGTTACATCACTATAAGTTCTTAATCCCTTTAAAGGATTTAAACCTTGCTTATATAAATGAGAACCTAAAAAGTTAACTCCTGCTTGAGCTATTGTATTTAAAGGAGTATAAATTCCTTCGTTTAATGCTGCTTTTTTCCAATCTAATTTTCCACTTGCCTGCGTTGCTACTCCAATTCTAGATAAAAGATTTTGTTTTGTAACAAATAATAATCCATTTGGTGATTTTAAATCAAAAAAGAATTTTGTTAATCTTTTTACATCTGTAGCCGCATCAAGAGGAGCATTTAAACCTCCTCTCCAAATAGTATCTTGGTAAGCAAGTGTTGGGTTGATTTCAATGCTATCTTTAATGTATGGTTGGCCGCTAAAACCATAGCCAGGTCTATCTGAAGCAGGGGGATTTCCAAACTTCAAATCTTTTAAATTTGTTGTTAAATTTAATAGGGCCATAAAAATTTTATATCCTTCCTACTCCTTCAGCTGGTGCACTATTTCTATAAGTTCCATTTGAAAAAGAATTATTAATTGAAGTTGTTTGTGGATCTCTATTTGGTGCTAAAGGGTTAACTCCATTTAAATCTAATCCTGAAGGTGCTGGATTTCCTGCTAATGAAGGAGTTCCATTAATTGAATAATTATAGTGTAAATTTGATAATTTTTTATCTCCTATTACTGAGTTTCTTTCTGCTTGTGTGTCAGATGGATCAGCTCCATTTGCCGCTGAGAATCTTGATCCTCTTCCTGTTAATCTATCTTGTAGTCCCATAGTTGTTGTTTTTGTTTTTTATTATAAATATTTAATATTTTATTGAATTGCCCTTTCTGATTGTTGAATACTTTCACCTACTTTATTACCTGACATTTCTACAGTAATTTTATCTGATTTGGCTGCTATCCTAGTATTAATTCTTATAAGTTGATCAATTTTATTTATTAATTCTGCATTATTTCCTCCAAATCCCATATCTTGGGCTTTACTTAAAGGGATAACGGCTTCAGGTTCTCCTCCTTCACCTATTATTGCATTAGTAGGAGATGTTACTATCCCCCCTTCAGCAAGCCCTACTGCATCTATTGCCATACCTGCTAAATCAGGAGCTTCTACAAGTCCTATATCTACACCTGGGATTTTATTTAATCCTTTTATTACTAGATTAATTATTCCAAAAAGCATATCAAGAACAAATTGAACGGGGGAAATGATCATTTTCATTAATCCTCTAGCTATACCTCCTAAAGCATCCATAATTAAATCTGTGTCTCCTGTAAATATACCAACAAATAAATTTTTAATATTTTCTACCACTTCAAATAACCCCCCAAAATATTGATCAAACATTTTCCCAATATTTTCAAATAACATAGTCATATACATAAATGCAGGTTGAAGAATATCAACTACTAAACCTATTATATCACCTACTAATTTAAAAATAGGAGCTAGTGCTTTCATAAGAGGATCTAATACTGCGAAAAGTGCGTCTATTATAGGCATAAGTGCATCAGCTATTTGCATAATCATATCCATAAACTTTTCTTGCATTCTAGCCATTTTTTCAGCTTTTGTTTCTGATTCCATTTGCTTAATTAAAGCATCATCTAAACCTTTTCTTTTCATTTCAGCTGATGCTTCTTCTATAGACATTCCTTCTGCAACTAACCTATTCATCTCTTTTTGAACATCTGAGGCGCTATCGAATCCTGCTTTTTTAAGTGCTTCTAATGATTCTTGTTCATTTAAAATATTAGCTAATTCATCTGCCTGCATTCCTACTGATTTAGCTATGGCTTCTTGTTGGATTCTTCCCATTTTTCCAAATTCAGCAGCAGAACCTACATTCTTTTTAACTTCATTAGCTAAAGTAACCATGTCATTATCTAAAGCTGCTTGTCTAGCTTTTTCTAAACTTAATTCTCTACCAGTTAATAATTCAGCCTCTAACTCAGCTTGTATAGAACTTTCAAAATCTAATAAACTATCCGCTATAGAATTTAGTTGAGACATTTCTGCCCCTAATGCTTTAGCTGCAAATACTTGTTTTGTAAGTTCTTTTAAATTTCCTTTTGAAGATAAAAGTATTCTATTAGAAACTTTTGCAACACTTTCTTGAATTTGTTTATTACTTAAATTTAACCCTGTTTGAGCATTTAATTCAGTAGTTGTTTTTGAAATATCTCTTAAAGATTCTTTAATTCCTTTTCCATTTTTTAATCCTTCTTTGGTTAAAAAAGTCATAGCTTTAGCTGAAAGTCCTGTTCTTGCTTGGATTAAAGCATAATCCGTAGCCATTTCTCCTGAAAATTTTACTGCTGTTCCTAAAGCAGCATTCATTTCCATCTGACCTTTTACTAATTGGGCTGTGGTAACTTTAACTCCTTCTCCAGTGCTAGATACATCATTCATAGCATCTACTAAAGCTTGTCCTTCTTTTAAAGAAATCCCCATATTTTTAGCAACATCACCAGACATTTTATCTAGTTTAATAAAGGCATCTACTAATAATTTTATAGCTATGGCATATATGTTAGCTTTAGTTGCCATTCCCTTTAAATTACTTAACATTCCTTTACCTAAATGTTTCATAGTTTTCATAGAACTAACATTACCTTTATTAGCCCTAACCATATTTCGGGTAGATTTTACAGCATCACCTATTCCTAAAGCTTTATCCAATTTACCCATCCCCATTTTATTAAGGGCTCCACTAATACCATCAGCTATTCCTCCAATAGCTCCCATCTTTTTAGTAACTTTATCTTCTAATGCTAATTGATCTTTACGTACTTTTTGTTGTTTTTCTAACTGTTCTCTTGTTTTTTGAGCAAATAATAATTGTTTCTCAGCAGGTTTTAAACCTTTCATCATAGAATCTACACCAGCATCAAGTTGAGCTATTTGTTTTTGTAAAGTTTCTACTATTTCAAAATTAATACCACCCATTTCATCGGTTTTGGCTAATTCTTGTGATAGTAGTTTTTCTTTCTTTTCTAATTCTTTTAAGTGGTGTTTAGTAGCATTTACATTTACCATTGCTAACCCACTAATTTTTTTACTTAAAGATGATTCTAGAACTTTAGCTTGTGCTATTAATTCTGTGTTTTTTTTAATTTGTTTTGTAAGATCTGTTACTTCTGTTAGATCTTGTCTTTGTTTAAGTACTTCTTGAGCTAATTTTTTATTAGTAGATAATAAGGTTGAATCAAAAGTAGATCTTCTAGAATTGATTCCCATTATTTCTTTTAAAGAATCTACCATTGAAGCTGATAGATCAAAACTTTCAGATTGGGCTTCTATCCTTTTTTTTAGAAGTTTGTTTTCTTCTTGGAGGAGTCTGTTTTTTTCCTTTTGATTTTTTATATCTTTTTCACTGGCCATTTAGAGTGTGTTTACTATAAATACTAAAAGATATTATTTCTTAGACGTTTTGGTTTTATAAGATGTAGAAGGTGGATTAGTTAATGCTTGTTTTATATGGGGAGGAAGATTATCATCCCCAATATTAGCAGAAGAATTTTTTCCTTTAGAAATATTTTTATAAGCTTCTTGTTCTTGTTGTTTATAATCTATTATTTGCTTATAAGTAAAATTTCTTAACCATATAGGCATATTGTATACAGTATGGTAATCGTAACCACCATTACCATAAAATATTATACTATGAATTTGAATAAATAAAGATTTACGATATTCAGGCGTCAGGCCAAAAAAACCCGGCAGTCATTGGAATAGTGACATCCTCCTCACTGCCTTCAATCCCATCATAATCAAATTTCATTATTACATCAGGTTGAGTTGTTCTTATATGATCTCTAAAAGCTTTTGAATCTCTAGCTAACATATAATTATCAACAAATTCTCTAATTTCTTTATTACCTTCTTCTCCATTTACAGATGTAATCATATATTTAAGCCTAGTTGATAATTCAGGAGAAGCTTGTTTATTAATTTTTCTAAGACCTTTTATTTCAGCTTGAATTTTCTTTTCATCTTTATTTGTTAATAACTTATAAGTTATAACTGTGTTAGTATGAGGTAAAGTATATGTAAATTCACTTACTGGGGTGTCTCCTTCTAAATATCTGGTTTCTAGATCTGTTAGATCAATTGTTATTTCTTCATCCTTATATGTAAAAGAATAATCTTTACCATATCCTAATATACGTGCAGAAATTAAAACAGCATTTTTATCCCCAACTACCAAATCATCATAGTTTACTTTAGAAACAATTAAGGCTTTTAGTAATTTATCTATTACTGTTCCTTGTTTAATATAATTTTGGTTTGTTAAAATATCCTCTTCTTTTGCAGTCATATATTTCATTTCTATTTTACCGCTGGATAAGGGGTTGTCTTTAGGGTATACTAAACCTTTTGATGGTAATTCAACTTCTTCAGTTGGAAACTTAAATTCACTCATAATCTTTTATTTGTTAATAACTTTAATTTATTATAAATATTAATATAAAAAAGGAGTTTGACATAGCCAAACTCCCTTTAATAAAAAATTTATAAAATATATTAGAAATTTAATACTGCATAATCGATTGATAATTCAACAGTTAAATTAATTGCTGTATCTGCAGTATCCCAATTGTATTCACCAAAATTAGTATTAACTACAAATGCTCCTTTTAATATCCATTCTGAGACTACATCTCCTACAGGTCCTAAAACATCAATTGTTAAATCTTTTTTATAAAAATCAGAATAACCATCTCTACCTGTTACTGATTCATGGTGTAATCTTACCCATTCCATTACTGCTTGAGCACCTGATGGTGTGATAGGATCAAATAAGGTCATAGTCATGTTTTGCCATGTTGATTTACCTTTTACTTTTCTTTCTACATTGATGTGGTTAAGAGTTACTACTCCTTGTGCTAATGTTACTGCACTCATACCTTTAACCATAAAGCTTGGTATACCATCCATGTAAAGGATAAACCTATTCGCTTGTTTTGGTTCAAACGCGGTAAAGAATATTTCGTTGGGGTTTAATACTGCCATTTTGTTCTAATTTATTTTCAATTATAAATATCTAATTCTTTAATTTTTATGATGGGAAAGTAGCTCCAGTTGGTAATATATTGAAATCTAGGTAAATAAATTCAGCTGTTTTAGTTGGTTGAACATATATTTGTCCTACTAATTGATTTCTATCTATAACATCTGGGGTGTTGTTACTATCATCCATTACAACTTTAAAGGCATATAAACCTTGTCTTTGTTGTACACTTTCCATATATGGGTTAACTTGGCTTAAGAAATTATTTCTTGTAGCTATTGTATTTTGTTCAAATACTAAGTTATCTGCTACTTGAGAAATGTAAGATTTAAGTGCAATTAATAATCTTCTAACATTTACTCTATCCATAGCACTTGCTTTTTTCTGTAATGTTTTCTGACCAAATACTACTACTCCTGTATTTGGGAATGTAGCTATTGGGTTTACATTTGCAGTGTATAGATCATTTCTATTTCCATTTGTTAATTTTCTTTCTGCTCTTAATACTGTAGATAATCCACCTCTGTTTAAACCTGCTGGTGCAAACCATGGCTCTCCTGCTCTATCATTAAATGCATAAACTCCTGGGATCATTGTTGAAGCTGGTACCCAAATTGTTTTATTAGTATCTGGATCAATTGTTTGTAACCAAGGCCAGTATGTAGCTGCATATGAAGAATCAATTCCTGCTGCGCCTGCTGTTACTACAGCTAAATTAGTATCCCAATTCACTAAATCTAGAATAGCTAAATTGTCACCTCTATTTTGAGCATTATTAACCATTGTAGTTAATTCACCTGAAGCTTTAGCATTTCCTTTTATTAATCCTGGTGCTGTTATTAGGTTGTATTGGTAATCATCTTGGTTTGCTAATAAGTTAAATGCTACTGCATATGAACCTACTGATGTTGTGTCATCTAAAGCATCACCATCAAATCCTTGGGTGTTTGTGTTTGAAATATTTTCGTTAAATAAAGCTGGGCTGTTGCCTGCTGTGAAATCTGTACCTGTTGCACTTCCAAATGTTCCTGAAGCTGCTACTGGTATAGAAGCTGTGTATTGAGTTTTTGCATCACCATTATTATCAAAATAATTTAATGTAGGGGTTGATACTGAATCAACATATAAGTATCTACTTTTATTAAGATAATTTCCTTCATTTTTAACATAGTACTCACCATTATCTGAGGTAACTGTTTGTTTAGAATCTCCTATTACTTTAGCAATATAATCATTTGAATTTGGATCCATTGATAAGTTAGCCCAAGTTTCTAATACAGCTTTATTATTTGAAGAATCATTACCTCTTCTAACTAATAAAGTAAATGTTCCTGAAGCTGAATTTGGGGCAACTATTTCCCATCTAATGTTGTTTACAGTACCATTTGTTAATGTATTATTAGTTCCTTCAGAACCACTACTATTCATAACAGTTCCTTCAGATATTGTTTTTAAAGTAAAAGCATTATCATCTAATGAATTTGAAATTGCTGTACTAGTTGCTGAAGTATAAGAACCACTAACTACTCTAGTTACTAATAATGAATCACCACCTTGTTGGAAATAATTGTATGCTGAAACTGATGTGAAATAAGTGTATTCTGCACTACCACTTTCTACTACAGTTCCAAATACGTTTTGATAGTCTGAATATGTAGTAACTAATGTAGGTATCCCAACTGGTCCTCTTGCTGTTGGTCCTACTATAGCTGCTCCTGCTTGGATGGGTTGAGCTTGTAAGAAAGATTGGTCGTTTTCTCTAGCTAATACGCCCGGGGATATAAGTACTTCTGCCATTTTTGTATAATTAATTTTGTTTATAAATACTACAGAAGACTTTAAAAGTCAATTAAGCTTGAATAAATTCTCCGTTTTCTAAATTAACTGTTCCTCTGCCGTATTTTTCTTCTAATTCTTGAGCTGCTTGAGATTGTTTTACTTCAAGAGTCTCTAGTTGTTTTTGTAATTCCTTTTTTGATTTTTCTAGGTAGTTTAGTTGATATTCAACGTTTCCTAAACCTAAAAATAATTTGTTTTGTTCTTCTTGTAACGAAGATAATTTTAAAATTTCTTCTTTTTCTAAAACCTTTTTATCCATGTTTATAAATATTAATTGTTTATGTCAAAATATATAAATATTTTAAAAAATCCAAATTTTTTTTAAAGCAACTAAGAGAGAGGCGAGTATATTATATTCTAAAGGGAAATAATCCTCTCTCAAAGCTACTCTATTATTTCTTCTTTAACAAATTCACCATCATCATCTATAGTAATTCTATACCTTTTTCCTGAGGAAGAATTTAATATAATTCCTTTAGTAGAATCTGTTATTTCTATATCTTGATTTGTTTGGGAACCTATTTTAGTATCAATTTTTGCTTCTAAGAATTCTTTTAATTCTCGCATTTTTTGACCCATAAAGGTTCCTACTTCCCCTAATATACTCATATGACTGGTTTGTCAAAAACATTGTTATTATATAATATAAATATGTAAGGGGGGATAAAAAAAAGGGGAACCTAAGTTCCCCTTATAAGATTATATATAGTTAAAAAACTATTTAATCTGTTTTATTAGCTTAATATAAATTAAATTATTACTAATTCTTATTCATATGTATCTGCGCTATATGCAGGTAATTCTGCTCCGTAGTTATCAGCGAAATCAGAAGCTGGTCCTAAATTAGTTTTGATTTCTTCTATTTTAGCTATATGTCCTGCTTCGTGATCAGCTATCATTTTATTGATTTCAGCTTTATTTTCTGCTAATTCTGTTACGAAATCTGCAATCGTGTCAACGATTCCATTTGCACTAGCATCTACAATTGCATCTCTTGTTGCTACAATTGATGCTGAAGCTGCTTTAGCTGATTCTGCGTGAGTTGCTTGAGCATTAGCTCTTTCGTCTTCTCTGTCTTTTTCAAACTCTGCTTTAGCTTCGTTGAACTTTTCTGATGTTGATGCTCTGAATTCAGCTCTTGCTTTATCTCCAGCCTCAATGCTTTGTGCATGTGCTGTTAATCTTGCATCAAAGTTTGATCCTATTTGACTAAATAATGTTGCCATGATATTTTATATTTTTAAATGTTATTTATTTATTCTTATGATTCTCCTCCAGCAGAAACGTCAACTGTTTCACCAATTTCTTCAATCATTTCTCCTTCTCTTTCTTCTGCATCTGCTCCCCACTTTAGCATTGAATTATCTAATTCATCATCTGCTGCAATTAATGCTGCTACTACCTCTGATACAGAGTCAACACCTGCATCTTCATTAGCAGTTAATGCTGAGATTACATCGGCTGCACCTTTTACATATGCTTCAGTTTCAGCATCCATATTGCTTTCTAATTCTGCGATTGCTTTTGCATTTGCCACCATTAAATCTTCTTGTTCTGAATCTCTCTGTGCTGTTTCTGCTTTTAGTTTAACAACTGCTGTATCTAATGTTGATTTTTTAGCATCATTAGCTTTTACTAATTCTGCTTTAGCGTGTTCTGCTACTTGTTTAATTGTACTCATTATACTATTTTTAAAAGTTAATTAATTTGTCTATTCAAGAATTATTATGCTACTCCTGCATATCCTACTGCTTCAGTAAAATCTTCTGCTGATCCTAATACTTCAGACTCATATTCCTCTAATGCCTCTAGTGCTGCTTTGTATTGAGCCTCTTGATAATCGTTCCATCCTGTATTTTCTACAGCTAATTGATTAATTGCTCCAAATACTGTTGCTGGAAGGATTCTGTCTCCTGCATCTGTAGAGATTCCTATTAATGCTGCTAATTCTTCTTCTTTTTCTGCTTTTGCTTTTGCTAAAGCTTCTGTTTTAGCTTCTATTTTTGCATCATTTTCTTCAGCTCTTGCATTTCTTGCTGCATCATATATTTCAGTTTTTGCATCAGCATAATTTTCATCTGCTGCTGCTTGTGCTGTAAATGCTTCATTAATTTCTGCATCTAATGCATCAGCTTTAGATTTTAATCCAGCTGCTAGTGTACCAAATATTGTACTCATAATGTTTAGTTTTTAATTGTTATTATTATTTATTTATTTAAAATTCTCGGAAACTTAATGGGATAAACTACTATAATTTACGCGCGGTTTTATAGCTTTTTGTACGGTTATAAATATTAAAAAAAAGGGGAAAATTACCAAAAATTTGATAAAAAGTTCATAAAAAGTATATTACTTTTTTATTAATATTCTTCTGGGGAATATGAATCAAAAGATCCAGTTCCTAATGCTTCAATCCAATCATCTGCATCTTGTTGATCAATACCTCCTTGTCTTTCCCATTTGGTATTGTCAAAGCTTGTAGTGGAGGTATGTGCTACTGTACAATTGTATAATCTATTATCTGGACCAAAAACATCATCATGGATTGAATAATATGTGTTTGGAGCCCAATCTGTCATACCTGAGGTATGACCCATAGCTTTTTCTTGTAATACGTTTATTCTTACTTTAACTTCTTGAGTAGTAATGCCAGCTTGATTTGTAATTTCTATACATTCAAACGTAAGATAGTTTACATTTCCTGCTGCAAATTTTCCTGAATTTTCTAGTATTACAAAATTAGTATTTCCTGATAAGAATTGTTTATTTACATCTTCTAATTCGTATCCATCTATTGTTATACCTGCTGTACTAGTATACAATCTAATATGAATTATTTTACCAGGTTTTAGTTTTAAAAGACCATCTATATGTTCTAATTGCTTGTATTTATCTTTATGATCTACAGCTTCTTTATTTAAAAGTCTAAAGTTTATAGTCCTATCTTGAAAAATTACTCTAGTTTCTTCTTTAATATTTTTAGGATTATACATTTATTATAAATATTAGAAAATAAACCAACCATTACTACCATTACTAACTATTGAAATAGCTTCATATATATCCTCTAAATCTGTAGTATTACTAGTAGCTCCATCTATTGTATCTGAACCTTGTCTTTGAAGAGTTACTGTGTTTGCTCCTGAATTTTGGGTTAGTTTGAAAAATATTTGTCTACCAGGATATGTAGATGCATCTGGTAGATTTATTGTAACATCTCCTCCTGAAGGATCAATTAGTACAAATTGTTCTGTTCCTGTTAATGTGTGAGTTCCATTATTTAATGTAACTGTGCCTGTGTTTAAAAGTGAACCTGAAAGTGTAACAGTTTTTAATAATAACTCTCCTGTTTCTAATGAACCAGAAATTATATGATTATCTCCATTTCCAATTCGAAGTTGTTGGGTTATTGCTGTTTCACCTGCACTACCAGAACCAATTATAATATTACCATCACCTAGATTATTATACCCAGCGTAGTAACCTAATAATGTATTACCGTCCCCTGTTGTTAAATTTCTTCCTGAAAATGAACCTACAAGAGTGTTATGTACTGCTGTTGTTCTACTATTTGATCCTTGTCCTGATTCAAAACCTATAGATACATTGTAACCAATAGTTGGAGTGAAACCTGTTGTTCCCCATCCTCTTCCTGCATGGTAGCCTATAGAAGTATTTCCTGTTTGGTTACCTAAGTATCCTGCCTCTGCTCCTATTAGTACATTTTGGTCTCCATTATCATTATCATTACCTCCTGCTCTTCGTCCTATGAATACATTATATGTTGAAAGATATGTAGCTATCTTACCAGCCTCTTCTCCTATTATAACATTATAAGCAGTACGGGGAGTATTACCTCTTGGAACAAATGATCCTGATACTATTAATGAACCTGTTATTACAGCATCTCCTGTGAATGGGAAAGCAGATAATCCTGTTAAATTTGAACCATCACCTTGGAATGAACCTGAGAATGAACCTGAGAATGCTGAATTATTATTACCTAATTTTAATATTGCCATTTTATATAAATATTATTTTTTATTCAACACTTGAATCTTCTATTATCATTCCACCTAATACATTTGTTAGTGAATATCCACTTCCAGAGGCAGCTAATAATGCATTACTACCTGTTTGGTTGTAATTTATTCCTCCAGAGAATATATGTACATCTCTATCTTGATCAGGATATATTGCAGGTCTTGGATTACCACTTGTACTATTTACTGTAGTAAGTATACCTCCATCTAAAATTAATTTACCACCAGTGTAATTTATTATTCTACTTGGTTGATTATTAATTTGATTTTCTTGAAATAAGTTAATTGTTCCTTTAATTCTACAAATTCCCCCTGTTAAATTTATAGCATAACTAGTACCATAGTTAGTAGGAGCACCTGAAAAAGCATCATATATTCCTTCCCATGTAAAATCCCCCCCTGATATAGTCCAAATTCCTAAAGCATATGTATTTATAAGTCTTCCTTTTCCTATAAATCTTCCTCCCGAAACATTTATAGATTGAGCATAAACTTGATAACCTGAAAAATCTACTTCCATGTGTCCATCTGTTTGATTAATAGGACTTCCATAAGTAGTTCCGGGGGTAGATATAAAACCTATAAAATAACGCATCGGACTCTTTAACGTTGCTTTAGTTACATGAGTACCATTATATGTTGCAAGATTATTTCCACCTCCACTTTCACACATAAGGTGACCACATTTTCCTTGGTGATTTACTGTACCTGTAAAACCATTTACAATACTTCCTCCTTGAAGTTTTCCAAAATGAATTCCAGATGCTTCTCCTACTATATCTACATCTCCTCCGGAGGTAAATCTATAAGCTCCATTATCAGTTCCTGAGGTTGAAGTTCCATCTCCTATAGCTTCATCTACTATTAGAGTTAAACGATCTCCATTATACCAATGAAGAGCAAAAGTTGATGTTGATTCTAATTTTTTAGCTCTTATATGTGCCCCTTTATACCCATTACCTGTGGATATGCAAGAATTTTTTGTAATCATAGAATCACAAGTAATGTTTAATATCCCATCTGTGCTTACATCAACTTGATTAAATCCTGTAGAATTAGAACATGATATATTTCTAAATTCCCAATTAGCTGTATGATTATCAGGTGTAATATAATCCACTAAATTAGTACTTGAATCACTTAAAATATCTCTTGCTTGAAAGGTATAGTCAAAAGCAGGACCCGCAATATTAACAGAATTAAAAAGAGAACCTGCACTACTCCCTAGTATAAAATCAGCATAACCAAAAACATTAAAACCTGTATCAGTAAATCCCGATATATCAAACATATCACCTGCAGTTGATTTTGAAACTGTTGTGTTTGGGTAAAAATAGTAATCTAATCCAGGTTTTGCTAAATTATAATTAGCTTCTACTGTATACGTTCCTGGGTATACAAATATTGTTGAGCCTATTGTTGCTGCTTGAGATGCTGATTCTAATGTAGCAAATGGTTTAGACATATTGCCTATTTCACCTGTTGCATCATCTCCATTTTGGGTTACAAATATGGATTGTGTTAAATTAGTTCCTGCTGATATGCCCGTTAATTGTGAGCCATCACCTTGGAATGATCCTGAGAATGAACCTGAGTGTTCTATAGCATCAGCAATATATATAGCACCTCTCATAGAAGCATGAGAAGTACATTGATAAAATAATTTAGTAGGAGCATCAAATTGAACATCAATTTCTATTGAAGTCCCACCTGCACCCCCATTATTAGTAACACCATCATTATAAGCTGAACCTCCTATGGTTTGGATTTGAAATGGGTGTTGTCCTGAACTATTGTCATTATTAAATTTATATACTTCACCTCTTGTTAAATATATGTCTGGGTCATTTTCTGCTCCTGTTAAACCTGGGCCTGTAAATGTATAATGATCAGAGCCTACTGCTCCTAAACTCCAAATTGAAGTATATGAAGCTGTAGAAACTGATGATGCTGGCAGATTTGTTAATTGTGAACCATCACCTACAAAATATGCTGCTGATGCTGTGCTTGCAAATATGACATCTCCTGTTGTTAATGAACCTGATATTGTTATTAGTCCTGAATTACCTATTTTTAATTGGTTTTCTAATGCTGCTTCACCTTTACTACCTGATCCTATTATAATATTATTATTTCCTGATGTTATATCATACCCTGCATCTTGTCCTAAAAGAATATTGTCATTACCCCCTGCTATCGAATATCCTGCTTCATATCCTAG